GGTTGTAAAGATTCCTCGCATCAATGTAGCGGTGAAAGTGTAATGGTTACCACACGGACGTAAAAGCCCATGGGTTGCACACCTACCATACCAGGTAGGATGGGTTAGTTCAAATCTAGCTCACCGCTCTATATATCAAAAGCATATTGGTTACTTTACAAATGGTTATTCTCCGATTTACTTTACAAACAAAGCTTTGATATCAATAGAAGTGGCTCCCCAATAGAGCCACTTTTTTTATAACGAAAACAATAGAATGATTTACTTAAACACAAAGGTTGAAAGTTTAGGTCGTGCACCTACCATAGCAATAGCAAATATGGCATTGCGCTGGTGCCGGCAACATATGGGTATTAACAAAAGAAAAAAGTATCAACCCATTTGGTCAGTAGTGAAAGGATACGATAGTGATTGCGGTCAGTATGATGCAACCGATAATGAAATATTTGTTTATTATAACAATTGCTATGACGTGAGAGAGTTGATAGGAACTTGCATACACGAATGGACACATCAACTACAACCTATATTAACAAAATACGATGCTTACCCTGGCTCATATAGTCGAAACCCGTATGAGAGGCAAGCAAGAAGAAACGAAGACAAATATTTAAAACCCTGTTGGGCACATATAAAAAAAAAATCAAAATGGAGTACGCAATACACAAACTTAAACAAGACGAAGTAGTATTAATGAAGAAGATTAAATCATTGCAAGATGGCAAACCTAAGTGGGCAGCATCAAAGCAGTTAGATGAAATCAGGTCCGCAATAGAGTTGTTAGAGCGATACAACAATATAACAGAGCAGGACATAGAGAATGAAAATGAATACTTAAAACAAATCTTTGAAGTGCATCCTGCTAAAGCAAAAGCATAATCGGACAATCTTAATAAAAATAAATTCAGTTAAATTAATACAAGTATGAATAGTAATAGTATAATAGATAGTATAGACATAGAGAAGTATAATAGTATAGAGAGAGAAAGAGAAAAGTTAATGTCTGATAAAAAATATATTGCATGGTTGAAAGAATATAAAATAGGTAGTAGAGTAGAAGTGAAAGATTATAGAGCAAGTGAGTTAATGCAACAATATAGTAACTATCCTAAGTGGGTAGCTGATAAACAAAAGTAGAAAAGTGTTTTCTTTTTTTCATAGGTTTTTATTTTAATTACAAAGAGCTCCCGAAAGGGATGAGCCGATAGCAGGTGGTAGAGCTATCGGTTTCTTTGTGCTTGCGCATGCATGAGAATGAGAGACACCGAGTTTCATGTAGCTGAAGAAAAACGAGTTGCAGAAAATCGGGTCGGATACGTGCGAATACCGGGGTCAATTTTTTTACCTATACGAGTTATTTTGACATAAGTGTTGACACATACTTTGACTGATTAGGTGTTTTTATTTTTATTAAGGATATTTATTGATATGATAAGATTGACTAAATTATTACCTGAACATGGCCCGAATAAACTACCTGAACCCATTATGATTGGTTTGGTATTTTCGGATAGTAAAGGTGGATTAAAAGATATTAAGAAGCAAAAAGAGATATTTAGAATCTTAGAAAGAAATTTAAAAACAAATCAATACACTCTTTCTTATTCAGTATCAAACATAATGAATGGTATAAAGTATTACCCAGCAACAGACAAAATTGTAGGTAATTTTCCAAAGCAAGTATTCCTTCATCCTAGCTACTTAAAAAAAGTAAGTCAAGCTTCTTTAATGAATATGGACAAATGTAGATTTAAAGATGAATTGATGAAAGTAAGTAGGACATTAGAAGTGAAAGAAAAATAATATTATGAAAAAAGATAGACAAATACGACTTAAAGAATTATTAGTTAAAGTAATGGAAGGACATTGTGCAAAAGAACCTGGCGAAAGTGATGAAGACTTTTTGACTCGTTGTGGAAATCAGGGATGGATGCCAGTAGGTAATATCAATCAAAGGTCTAATCTACCAGGTGCAATGAAAACTAAAATTGTAGTTCCTATTAAGAACAATAAAAATTCATACTAAAATGATAAAAGAATCAATATTTGTAGAAGCAGCAGACAACTTTGGTACATCGGTTGGAGTGGCACACATAATTGGTTATAAGAATAAGAAACAACAAATAGTAGAAGAAGGGGTAGAATCATTTAAAAAGATAGAGCCAGACTTAGAAATCAATGCAATTGTATGTGACGCAATTGAAATAGGACTTTACCAAGAACTACAAAGAGAAATATATAAGATAAAACAAAAAAGAGATAGAAGATTAAAAGAAGTAACTATTTACATAAGGGCATTTAATGAAATAACAAATGATGAAAACTATATCACAAAATCCGGACAGATATTCTAAAGTAGGAAGTAATTGGGTTATATCGGCAAATGGAGACTCACCCAATAAAGGCGTCACTCCATTAACGTTTATACCAACACCTTTACCTTTTACCTTAAAACCTTATTTAAATGGTGATGGCATTATTATTAAAGCAGGCGAACACTATTTGATTTCTAAGAGAACATTAGATGAGATAACAAATTCGACCAATCCTCACTACGATGCTAAATCAAATGGTATAGTTATGGTAAAGGGTAAGGGAGTGAACATAGGTAAAACTATTCCTATCATTTCAATAGATACAGATAGATTTGCACAATTAGCAGCCGATAGAGATGTGAGAAACAAATCAGCAGGAGTAAATTCAGTTGATTATATTTTCGAAGGAGAAATGTTAGACGGAGTACCCAAAGGTTTAATTGACCAAATTAACTACACTCTTAATCAGGACATAGATAGACCATTAGATACATTCTCTATATGGCAATTAGAATTAGGAGATGATAAAGGTGTATACTCAATAGATGCACTTAAGATAGAAACTGCACAAAAGGATGGTACATTAGATAAGACTAAATTACAAACCTTTTTGTCCGAAACCAATACAAGGTTACAACAACTAAGAAAAGATTTTAATATGATTAAAGATGTATTCTTTAATTCTACTCCACCCGATAAAATAAGTAGTGTATCTCTATCCCTACAAGCTCTAACTAATCCTCCCGAAGAAAGAGTACCTGTTGTATTTAAGTATTCTACTATTGTTGACTATAAACAAACTCCACAACAAACCGGAACATTACTTGCTTTATCTGGTAGTGCAAGTTTATCAAGTTCCGTAAGTCCAACACCACCTATTCTTCCAAAAAGAGCAGATAGAACTCGTTACTTATTTGCTTCTAAAAATGGCAAATAGTATATACTCTAAAAAAGTTAAAAGTTGCACTATCAATAGGAGATATCCTAAAAAATTTCTTAAAAAAACGACTTTGCCCCCAACCCCCCACCAAATTATTTTTGGTAATCTTTATAATTATTCGTATATTACTATATTAAGATTATGCCGATGACATTAGATAACATAATAAATCCAGAAGAACAAATTACCAAAACCGAAAAAAGGATTAAAGACCAATTTAAAAGTGGTAAAGAAATAGTAGATGTTAAAGTCGACCTATTACAATACATGCGTCAAACGGAAAGAGTTCGTCATTCTAAAATCAAAGTAGAACATAAATTCCATTTTGAAGATATTGAAGAACAAGATTGTCTTTTAATGCAAGTTCCTAATATTAATGAATCAGGTTACTATTCAGGTATAGTAGGATTAAAGACGTATGTAGATAAGTTTCATCCAGATTTAAAAGTTGCTATCATAGACCCTGTTATAGATTATTTCTTTTTAAATCCACCTGATAAACAAAGTGAATTTTTTAATTACTTTAATACTTACTCGCGTCAAGGTGAATTTGAAATACTATACAACTATAAAGAGATATTCGATATTGCATATGGTTTTGTTGGTAGATATATTGAAAAAGCAAATCCTGCATTCTTAGGGTTTAGTATTATAGATGGTAATATAGATGCAACACTTGCTATTGCAAAATTAATAAAAGAAAAGTACCCTCACATTAAAATACTAATTGGTGGTAATGGTATAGAAGTTCTTGACTTTGGTAAATTGCCCAACACACAATACAAAACAAAAGAATATACTTTCATTGATGCGTTTAGTAGAGGTGATGGTGAAATGACAATTATTGAAATACTTAAGTCCGATTGGAGTGAATCCTCTTTAATGAATATAAAAGGTTTGGTTTGGAATTGTAATGGAGTATTCATCCATAATAAGACAAGACCTAATATTGATATGGACTCCCTACCCTTTCCTGACTATTCCGCATTAGAAGATAACTACTATTATAAATCTACATACCAATATAATGTACCTTTGGTAATGAGTAGAGGATGTCCTTATAGATGTTCTTTTTGTTCAGTACCTGATTTTATACCTGAGTTTCGTTATCGTACAATTGATAATGTAATTGAGGAAATAGAACATTGGGTTAATAAAGGACAAACAAATTTCTTTTGTCACGATTCTATTATTAATGGTAATCCAAAGTGGTTAAAACAATTTTGTGAGACTCTTATTGAAAAAGAATTAAAAATTACATTTGGTGGCAATATGAGACTACAAGCTCCAATGAGAGATTTAGATACTATGAGATTGTATCGTAAAGCAGGTTTAATGAAAATGATTACAGGTTTTGAATCTGCATCCGAGCCTGTTCTTAGACATATGAAGAAATATACCGATACAAAAGGTGTGAGAGAAATATTTGAAAATGTAAGACAAATTAATAAAGAAAATGAATATCCAATGCAATTTGCAATGCAAATCATTATTGGTTATTTAAATGAAGGTGAAGATGACTTTCAAAAAACATTAAACTTTATATCAGAGTTCAATGATTGTATGGCAGAAATCTTAACTTGTTCGGCGTTCTTGATTCACCAACCACTTTTAATCCGTTGGAGAGATACAGAAAAAGAATGGATTGAATATATTAATGGTGTAAACTTTTCAACTAAATGGAATACTCCATTAGATAGATTAGATAGATTAGAAAAAGCAGAAGAATTGTTTAAAGAAATTGGAATACCATATTCTATCTATAATAGAGGTTTATATTTAGAATTGAAAGATGAATTAGTTGCAAAGAAAAAAGAAAAAGAAGAAGAGTTATTAATAAAACAAAAAGAAGAAGAATTAGAAAGACGAAGAATAAAAGATGAAGAATTTTTCAAATTATATCCTGATTTAGTATGAAATTAAAGTTATTAACTGAAAAAACTGTTAAGTTATTAGAATTAATTGGAGTAGTAATGCGAGTTATGGCATTTGGTACTCTTTCTATTATGGGCCCTGAAACTCCTTTCCTTACAATGTGGATATGGAATACCATTGATGCTATCATTTTAACATACGCATCTTGGGAAAGAAGTAACAAAGCTTATCTTATTCTAAACATATTTTGGATGATAGTTGGACTTGTAGGTATTTACACATCAATTTTTAGAAATGGTATCTCTCATTAAAAAACTATCGGATATATTTACTATTATAATCCTTTCTCCACTGCTTTTCCTTGCTGCCTGTGGACTAACTATCTATTGGGTGTGTAAGTTTCCGTTTTGGTATATAGATAGGAAAAAATGGTATAGAAATAACAAATAAACACATATCCATGCATTTAAAAATTTATAACAATACATTACTCACACCTCTAAAATGTGGTACAAGGTATTTAGATACGGTATTCAATCATACCGGAGTTGGATTTGATATAACTGAATTTAAAAGAAAATTATTTTTACCAAATATTACGGATATTGTGGTCAGGCCTCCATTGGAGCATCTAACATCTGCACTACATACTGCTATATTAACCGAATATAATGATACGGAAAGAAATAAAGATATACCTGTTGATTTAGAGTCTGTGATAAATGGGTTTTGTAGATATGAAAAAATTGATGAGTTAAATGGACATTGGCAACACGACTTATATGAAACATTATATTGGTTATGGAGACGAAATAAAAATAAAATAAACATAATAGAATTAAAAGATTTATCATTATATTTACAAAAACTTAATATTAAAAAGTTACCAAAGTATGATTCAAAGGATTATGATTTTCATTTTTATCCAAACTGGTGTACAAAGGATGAAATTATGTTATTTATTAAAACAAACTATCCGGAACATTGGGAAAATCTAATGACACAAATTGAAGAAGCCAATAAATTTTATGATTATTTAATAAATAAAGAACTTATAGAAATAAAATTATTGTAATCAACTATCAATAGGGGATACCTAAAAATTTTCTTAAAAAAACGACTTTTCCCAACCACTGCCCCTTTTATTTGGTAATACAAAATATTTATTGTATATTTGTTGATTATGGATAGTATAAAAGATATTGTTAAAGCTTGGTGGATTGCTAGTAAACCTACGCAAGAACAATCTTTACTTGCACAAAAAAGATTAGAGATTTGTAAAAAATGTCCATCTATGATTGAATCCGTAGTATTTAAATTTAAATGTAAAGAATGTGGTTGTCCAATTGGTAAAAAGATATTTACAGATAAGATGGGAACCTGTGACTTACATAAATGGGATAAAGTAGAAGGATTATGATATTAAAACATAAAAAATTATTTACAAAAGAAGAATGTGAATTAATAATTCAACAGGCTAAATCAAATCAAGATAAAGATGATGTGATTTGGGATATATCTGCTAAAAAATATAATGGATGGCATTTTCTATATAAGAACGAAAACAATCGTTGGGTATATGATAAATTGTTTCAATGGTTGAAAGAAGAAACTGGTGAAGAAATTAATAAAGAAAAATTAATAATAGATAGAATGGAATCACCACAATTTGTACATCAATATTCCAAAGGTGATTTTTTTATTAGACATAAAGATAAAGTATTAAATAACACATTTTATAGAAAATATAATTTTGGCATTCAACTTTCAGATGATTATGATGGTGGTGAATTAGTTGTTTGGGATGAAAATGATATTGAACATATAATACCAAAAAAAGTTGGGACTGCTTTATTTTATAATTCCGAATTAGCACATGAAGTAAGAACTATAACGGATGGTATTAGATATGCTTTTATTTTTATTTTGGATTCGGATTATATAGAAAAGAACAAATCTATAATTTAATGATATTTATAGTAAATTACATAAACATAATATGAAAGCAACATTTTTCTCAGCGGATTTTGTAACGGATAGTAACGATAATCCAAAATTATTGGAAATAAACACAGATACAGGTTACGCAAGTACACTTAATTTAGATGGTATATTTGATTGGACGGATTTAAATACTTTATTGAATGATAATTCTATTAGTGAATTGCATATAGTTTATAAACCATCAATTCAATCAAATATATTTGAACATTTATCTGCTTCGGTTGTAGCATTAAATCCATCTATAAACATTACTAAAACATTAGTAAATGGTGATTCTATATTTCCAACATCTCCAGAAGATAGTTCAAATATTTTTATATTAAGAATGGCATACGATGAAACCGCAATTTTGGATTCAGAATATGCTAAAAACAATTTGAATTTATTAAAAATGTTTGCAGATGCTGGTGATACAACATCTATTATAAATTTCTATCATTCATCTTCTGTTTATGGTAATTATGATACTTTAGAAAGAACTACAAATATTTCTAATGTTCCTGATTTAGTAGCTAAACCAATTACATTCAATGATAAACCATTAGAGTTTTATAAATTAGGAAAATCAACAGAAACAATCGAAGAAAGATATACTGAATTTACAAATATTGTTTCATCATCGGTTCTTATAGAACAATACACACATAACAACGGTTATCAAACAACAAACAAAATGTCTTCAATAAGAACATATAATGTTGTTTATGGTTCTAATTTAGATGTAATTAACGTTGCATCATATGAACTTAATGCTTTATTTGAATTACCATCTTCAATTACAATAGATGATACTCAAATTAATAACAAAATAGATATAAAACATTATTACGAATTTGCAACAAACACAATCAATAATACAAAACATGGTTTATTAGCAGATGAATTAATATGGGATATTGACGGTAATCAAATTCCAATTTCAACAATGCAAACGGGTAGTTTATATCCTTCGTTTTATGTAGCAGGGCAACCTAATACCGATGATGAGGATGGTTTGAGTGCTTGGTATTTAACGGGTGATACTTTACCATCCGGTTCAGAAACAACAAGTTCTGTTTGTGTTTATCTTTTTCCATTTGATACATATGCAAACGATGTTGTAAAATTAACATTTGAAGATGGTGATGTAATAGAAATGGGTGGAGCAAATAGATTATTAATATATGATACTGAAAAAAATCAAATTGCATATAAAAAAGGATTTGATTTGGATACAGACGATTATGTATGGGATTCGGAAGGAAATAAAGTTAAAATAACAGATATTCAATTTGAAATATTAGAAAACCCTACAACTTTATATTCTCCAAATATGGAAGATACTGATACCTTTTTAATAGGCCAAAATAAAGTATTAAGATTAATTTCACACAATGTAATTTTTGGTGTTTGTTTTGATGAAAATTGTTTAGTTGAAATGTTTGATGGTTCTCAAAAAAGAATTGCAGATATTCAAAAAGGTGATGTAGTTAAATCTTATAATAAAGGTGAATATGTTAAAGGAATAGTAACCGATACTTTACCACATTTAGTTGATGGTATTGTTAATATGGTTAAAAAAGGTGGTTTGATTGCAGATTCTAAACATCCATTATTTATTGATGGTAAATGGAAATATGCAGAAAACTTACAAGATGCAGAACATTATCAATCTTATTATAAAACTTTATACAATCTAGAAATAGATGGTGATAAAGTATATGAAAGTGAACATAACTATATTATAGATGGTCACATTTGTTCTGGATTAGGAGATAATCCATTATTAAACATAGAATTCGCAAGACAAGAAAAACATTTATTACCCTATTTAAATAAATAAAATGGCAACACAAGTATACAAATCAATTGCAGCAGCAGATGCTAAAAATAGAACAATAACACTCCTTAATAATACTAAAAAAACAAAAGTAGTAACTACTATTAATAAGATTTTTACATTATTAAAAGATGCACATTCTTAATATTAAATAAAGGTTATGAAATTAGTATGGACATTTGATTCTATGCAATTAAAACATAAAAAAGATTGGCAATTCATACTAATAAATTACTATTTAGAATCAATTAAAAAAGCAAAAGAATTAGGATATTATACAATTATATACACAAATATTGATTGTAAAAATTATTTTATTAAAATAGCAGATGAAGTTATTGTATTAACTAATTCCGATTCCCCATTGTTTGATTGGATGAAAATAGAAGTTTTAAAATCAAGAACTGATACATTCTGTCTAATTGATGGGGATTTAATTTTACACAAAAGATTACCAGAATTTACATCAGATTTGGTATATGATAGTCCTGAAACAAATGCTTGGGGTACATATAATAGAATTATAAAATTATTAGATACAATTGATATTGGTAATGAAATAGATTATTGGTCTACTAAAAAAGTAGATGTGTTTAATTGCGGAATACTTTATATTAATAATACTGAATTTAAAGAATTGTATATTAAGAATTGGGAAATTGCAAATAAGTTTGTAAAAAATAATATTTCTAAATTTACTACAACATTGGTTATGGATAATTTGGAAAACTTTGAAAGAAATGAAGTTTTAATTGGAATTGGAACTACCACATATCATGCAACTGCTACCTGTTCACAATATTATTTAACAATATTAGCAAATCAATTAGGAATTTCAACTACCAATTTACAAAAAGAAACAAATATAAAAGGAGACTACTATATACATTATACAGGTGGTGAGAAATATAAAAACCCAAAAGTTCCATTAATTATAAAAAATAAAACATTATTATAATGATATTATTTGAAAAAGTTATTTTTGATGAAAATGAATGTTTGTATTTAAAAAACAATCATACGGATTTTGTTCAATCATATTATAAGGCCGGCATAAATGAAAAAGGTTATAATATTAAAAAACGAAATAGTTTGGTATCATATGCTAAAATAGAAAAAGATAATTCTATGATGCAGAAAATAAAAAATGCATTTAATAGTATTGGATATGAATTATTGTTAGATGAATTGGAAGTTGAAGTTTATAAATATAATAAAGGTAATTTTATAAAAAAGCATGTAGATGTTGACCCGTTTGATACTAATAGATTTTGTGTATGTGTTGGCCAACTTACACATGAATTAAATTATACAGGTGGTAGTTTTATTTCACACATAGAAAACAAAGGAATAAAAATGTCAAAAGAAATTGGTAATTTTTTAATAATTACTCCAAATACACCACATGAAGTTGAAATAATTGAGAGTGGTGAAAGAATTTCTTTAATTATTGCAATTGAATTTAAAGATGTAAAATCTATTTATAAAAAAGAATTAATATAATGTTTGGTATTTGTTTTTTAGCACATGGTGAAGAACATATTGAAGAATTTAATATCGTTGCAGAATCTTTATTGGAAATAAATAAAGAGTTTAAAATATTTGTAGGAACGGATAATCCATATGATATTACGGATGGTGTTTATAAAATAATTAAAATTGAAGATGAATTTAATTTCAATTTAAAAAGAATTGTAATTGAAGAAGCGTTAAAAGAAGTTAATACTATTTTATTTTTAGATACTGATATTTTTATTAGAAATGGTATAGATTTTTCTGTTATTGATAATTTAAATAACAATACCATTTATGCAGATGAAGTTGTTGATATGGATAAATTAAAAGATGTATATGGTTCTTTAGATTATATGAAAGAGTATTTAGATATTCTTACACCAATGATAGAAACACCTTTATTTTTAATACATGAAGGTTTATTTATATTAAAAACTACAAACGAAACAAAAGATTTATTCTTAAAAAATTGGGAAGAAATTGATTTACAAACTCGTCCTTATCAAAAATTAGCATACGGTTTATTGGGCGCAATGGAAGGATTGATTATTTATATTAGTTTAATTAAATCAGATATTTCAATTGAACTTGCAAAAGATGATATTAGAAATTTATATTCTAAAATAGCCCACTTTGGTAGTAGAGGACGTAAACTTATAAAAACAATAATATAGTTATGGAAGATTTTAATTTTAAATTATTAGGAACCTAATAAATTATTATAATGTTTACAAAAGAAGAATGTGAAAAAATATTAGAATTTACAAAAATAGAAGAAGGTATACTATCAAATCCGTATTATTCTAAATCAGAGTATTATGTGTGGTATATTCATCGCAATAGTGACACAGAATGGATATTTGAGAAGATATTTAAATATGTTAAAGGTATTGTTAAAATAAACAAAGAACTAAATATGCTGTTCTTACAAAGTGTTAAAGAGGGTAGTGAGTTTGAGACACATATTGATGTTAGTGAATATTTTAATGTAGGTGTTTGTTTAAACGATGATTATATAGGTGGTGAATTATATGTTTTAAATTCTAATTACAATATTCCAAAAAAACAAGGAGCTATATATTTTTTTGAAGGACACAACCCACATGGAATTAATAAAGTAATATCAGGTCAAAGATATGCGTTAGTGGGATTTTTTGAAAAAGGTGATTTAAATTTTAATAAACTATTATAATGTCTCCATTTGAATATATTAAAAATTACGTTGTAACAAGAATAAAACCAAGTTCTACACATGGTGTTGGTGTGTTTGCAATTAAAGATATAAAAAAAGGTGAATTTGTATTTCAACAATGGTTGGGTGAAACGGGAATATATAAAATAACAAATGAAGAATTTAAACAATTATCTATATTACAACAATTATATTTAATTGATATGTTTTCTAACAAAAATGAAATTAGATTAAGAAATGGTTGTTATTTTATATTTGCAATTCCTTATTGTTTTATGAATTATAATAATTATGGAATTGGTAACATAAATGCACAAACAGGAGAAGCATTATGTGATATAAAATGTAATGAAGAATTATTTACACAATTTATATATGATGGTAATAAAACAATTATATAATGAGTTCTTCTAGAGTAAAACAATTACATTTAACAATTTCTTTAATAGGTAAACACTATGGAGAAATTTTATTGCAAAAATTAGAAAAAGAAATACCAAATATAAGAAATCGTTCAGATGCAAGTATTAAAGAATATATTTATAAAATTATTAATTACATAGATAATGTTGAAAATTCAAATTATAATATTATAAATAATTACACAATTAGTGAGTTTGAAATACTATGGGAAGAATGGTTTTTAAACTATAAACAAAATTATAATAATCAAAATTATATAGAAACTAATGAAATAATATTAGATTGTAAAAATGGTTTTTATTGGATAAAAAATTCAAATTTATATTCTGCAGAAATGATTGTAAGATTGGATAATTGTGGTAGAATACCAATTAATCATTATTCTTTAGAATTAAGAGAAAATAAAGATAATTTTAATTATACTCATATTGTTATGGTTATAGATAATAGAGGAATTGTACATCAAATACAAGGCCCTAAAAATGAAAAACCAAATAGTATTTATTTTAAATATATTTATGAATTATTAATTAATACAAATTTAATTAAAAATATTTTATCAAATTATCCAGATGAAAATGAATTTAGATTGAAAGATTTTTATAATATGAAAAATAATATAATATAATGAAATACCTAACGGATAAAACATTAAAACATAGAAACGATTTAGATGATTATGGTTTTATGCCAAACAATTCATATAAATTTATGGAAACGGATTCTGAGACGGTATGGAAAGATATATTAAAACATAATTCCGATAATTTTAGTGTTCAGTATTATGTACAAAATCCAATAGAATATAAATTAAATAATGAAGGATTTAGAACGCCTGATGATTTTAATTCGGAAGATGAGGGTAATGTTTTTTTAGGTTGTTCACACACATTCGGTATTGGACATCATTTGGAAAATACGTGGAGTTATAAATTAAATAATGTTATTGGTGGAAAATTTTGGAATTTAGGAATAGGTGGTACAGGTGTAGCAACTCATTTTAGATTGTTATTGGCATATTACAAAGAACTTAAAATTAAAAATATTTTTCATTTTGCACCAATGTATCCCCGTTATGAATTTATAGAAAATGGAAGACCACAATATTACATCATAGCAGATTATAATCAAAATTGGTGGTCAAAATTTGGTAGTTTAATGCCCGAATCATTATTAACGGATGAGCAAATGGAATTTAATTGGATTAGTTATACATCCGCTATAAAAGCGTTGGCAAATGCAATTGGTGTAAATTATTATTTAATTGAAGGAGATGCTGGATGGCATGGTAGAGATGATGGTTCTTTGCAAGCAAGAGATTTATTACATCACACTACACAGGTACAACATGGTATATACAAAGATTTTTTAAAATTATATGATATGAATTTATATAATAAATATGCAAATACACAAGAACCAATATATGATATAAAAAAATATATGATAGAGAGAAAAACTAATATAATATAAATTTGGAAAATTAAATTATTTTTTGTATATTAGAGTATTATAAACAATTAAACTCTAAATTATGAAACAAAAGACAGAACAAGAATTAAAAGCAAACTACGATAGATTTATCGGAATTATTAAAAAATACTTTGCAGGGGAAAGATTGAGTAAATTACTCCGTATGTATTCCGAAGAAGAATTAGGAATTAACCTTACACTATCAGCCGCATCTGGCTCAAAACACTATCATAACGCATATATAGGTGGGTATATAGACCACATCTTTAATGTATGTAAGAATGCTCTCAAAATGAGAGAACTGTTCGTAACGCAAGGTGGGGAGATAGACTTCACCGAAGAGGAATTAATATTTAGTTGTCTACATCACGATTTAGGAAAATTGGGTGTTAAGGGTGAATTACATTATTTACCCAATCAAGAAGAATGGTCTCAAAAGAAATACGGAACTTTATTTGTTCGTAATGAGAATATCCCATATATGACTTTAACTGATAGAACTTTCTTTACATTGAACCATTATGGTATTCAGTATAATGAGAAAGAGTATTTTGCAATCAAACTTACCGATGGTATGTATGACGAAGATAATCAAAAGTATTTAGCAGGTCACGACTTAAAGAAACAATTAGTTTATAAGTTACAATTTATTATGCATTGGGCAGACCATATGTCTACAATCATTGAAAGACAAGATAACATAATTTAATGACACAATTTCCTATTTGTAATAAAGTTAAGGTAGTTTTGTCATAACTTTGTAACAAAATTAGGGATGGTATAGTATTTGAACTATATAGAGTATTATTAACAAAAAAACATTTATATTATGATTATTAATGAATTAGACAGTTTACTAAACGATTGGTTTCAACACGATTATAGCCAAAATTGGGTAACAAGTCGTAAAACAACAACTTATGTTCCAAACAAATTTGCAGTAGATTTAAAAGAAGATTCTGCAACAATGGCACTATCGGTATTAGGACACAATCCAGATGATATTGAGATTAATTGCTTTGAGGACAAAATTGAAATTAATGCAAAAAAGACACAAGAGGATAAAGAAAATCCTTTTAATCAATTGATTTCGGACATTGAAGAAAGAGTACAAGTAGGTAAAAACTTCGATGGTAGAAAAGCAAAAGCTGAAATTAAGAATGGTATTCTATTAATTACCATCGAAAGAAAAGAAGAGTCCAAACCAAAAAAATTAACCCCTAAAGTTGGTTAATTCAGTTATTTTTCGTATATTACAAAGGTAGGAGTTTAGTCACTTCTACCTTTTTTTTATTTATTAAATATTTATAAACATGATATACAACGAAAAAATAGAAATGTTATTGGAATCTTTAGACGGTAAGTTAAGGATTTTACAAAACGCAGTTAATGGTGCAAATCAAATATCACCATCAGAAGCAAACATAACATTAGAAGACGCTAGAAAAATAGTAGAGCGTATTGCAGAACTAAATAGAATCAATAGATAAGATGAATTGGCTTAAATGGTTAGTCGGATTTTCTGCACTAATTATCGCCGGATGTGCAGCTTTTTTCTCCGTAACAGGGTTAGGGGTACTATTTAGTGGTGCGGCAGTATCTGTGATGGTAATGGCGGGCTCATTAGAATTTGCAAAATTAGTAGCAGCAACTTATTTAAAACAAAAATGGGATGAGATTAAAGGGTTTAATAAGTGGTATTTGGTGTCAGCAGTAGGATTATTAATGATAATTACATCTGCAGGTATATTTGGATATCTTTCTAATGCATTTCAACAACAAAACCTTAAATTACAACAGGTAGATAGAGAAATTACAGTTTATACTACAAAAATAGACCAAAATACAGCTCAAATTAGTCAATTAAATACACAATTAGGACAATTATCGTCAACTCAATCAACAATTTTAGACAAAGGTAAAGTAAATAACCGACTTTTACGCTCAATTGATAGTAAAGATAAGCAAAGTTCACAAATTAATAAAAAAATTAGTGATTTGCAAGACCAAAATGCTAAAAATAATGATGAAATTAACAAAATTAAGATAAAAAACTTAGATTTGGAGAAAGAAGTGGGTGGATTTAGATTTGTTGCAGAAGTTTTTGGTGTAGAATTAAAAAAAGTAGTAAAATTCTTCATATTTTTGATTGTAATAGTATTTGACCCATTAGCCGTAGCACTTATTATTGCATTTAACGGATTAATTGAAACTAAAAAACAAAAACAAAGAAGACTTTTGGGTGAAATGGTAGAATATGACCAAAAATTGGGTTTATATGATAATTTTAAATACGATGCAGGAGAGTTAGATGACTTGATGGAAAAAAATTATGAAATTTACGGAGATAATAATAAAACCAGTGATGTAGTAAAAAATTTTTATGAAATCTACGGACGTGATGGTGAAAACTTACCACAGGAACAAAAACCCATAGATATAGCAAGTACAGAGTATATATCAAAATATTATGAACATCCAGAGTTTGATTGGAGTGATAAAAATCAATGGATAAAAGACCAGGATGCAATAAAATACTGGATGCAATATAAAAATACAAAAGTTTAATAAAAATTTGGTAATTTAGAATATATTTTGTATATTGTAAATAATAAACAAATTAGTATGAAAAAATATGCATTATTCATTGGAAGATGGCAAACGTGGCACAAAGGACATGAATGGTTAATAAATCAACAATTAGAAAAAGGAAAGAATTGTTGGGTAGCAATTAGAGATGTTCCACAAGATGAAAATAACCCAAAATCAGCACAAGAAGTTTTAAAAGAATTATCAAACGAACCATTTTTTACAAATAATTTTGATAAAGTTTTATTATCAATTATTCCAGATATTGAAAGTGTAAATTATGGTAGAGGAGTGGGATATGAGGTTATCTATCACGAACCACCAAAAGAAATCGAAAAAATTAGTGGGACTGCAATTAGAAATAAATATATTGACTCAAATGGTGATAAGGTAATTTATAGAATGGATAAATAATGCAAGTAGAAAGAAAGAGACATATTGCAAAAACTATCTCATATCGCATTATAAGTACCTTAGTTGGGTTTTTATTAATGTGGTTGATAAGTGGTTCAATTAAAGTAGGAGCAGCATTTGGGGTAGCAGAATTGATATACAAACCTATTCAGTATTATCTACATGAAAGAGTTTGGTATAAATGGATTAAGTACGGATTAAAAAAATAAAATATGAAATTAATAGTTGACAAAGGTTCTAATGGATTAAGAACAAAAGAATTTACGGAGTATCTAAAAACTCCTATATTAAAAACAGAAATAACTCAACAAGAAGCAGATGAGTTAAGAAAACAATTGGAAGAAGGACTAGAAAAATATCCAGGTATAGGTATTTCAGCTACACAATTAGGAATTAAAAAGAGAGCATGTTTAATTAAATTTGGAGAAGGTGAAAATACTACTGAATTATTTTTATTGAATCCTTTTATTAAAGATAGGTCTAAAGATGGATTTCTTTTTATGGAAGGATGCCTTTCAATACCATCTACACTTACAAAGCCAATTAGAACAATTAGAGCTTCTAAAGTTATAATTGATACGGATAATTTAGGTGAATTAACATTTGAAATTAATCCAGAAGGTGATAAAGCAAATGAATCCGTTTCAAAAGAAACCATGATGACGGTTATAGTTCAACATGAGATTGACCACTTAGATGGTATTACAATTAAAGATAGAGTTTACAATACACAAATTGTAAAAAAAGTAGATTTTGGAAGAAATGAAAAAATTGTAATGAAATCAAAAGAAGGTGAATTAGTTGAAGTTAAATTCAAAAATGCAAACAAATATTTTTTACAAGGATACGAAATAGTTTAATATATGTTATACACACTACTAATAATATTAATTATAACAATGTCATATTCAATTTTTAATTTATTAAAAAAGTTGGAAAAATATGAAGATATAATTGAAGAAAATGAATATTATATTCAAACGGAAATTGAAAGAAACGAAGCATTACTGGAAGCATTAAGACTAATTGATAGTCGTCAAATGTTTGAGAAGGATGATGAAGTAGGTTCTATATTTTATCAAATTAAAGAAACTATTGAAAAATTCAAATCAATACAAAATGCCAGTTAGAAAAAAAAGAGGCCCAAACAGACAATATTTTCCAAAAGATACTGAAGATGCAATCATTGAGTACAATTTAACCAATGACCAATATATTAAAGATAAATTATATAGAGAAAGAATTGCAACTGCATTTGAAAAACTTGCAGAAATAGTTTATAATAAATGGAAATTTACTTATTTTGATGATGACCCAAAAGATGTAATGGCAGAGGTTGTTGCATTTATGATTGAAAAAATTCATATGTATAAAGTCGGTAAAGGTAAAGCATTTAGTTATTTTACAATTGTTGCAAGAAACTATCTTATTTTAAATAACAATGCAAATTATAAAAGATATAAAGATACAGATGTAATGTCCGGCCTTCCTGATTCGTTTGATACTGAAAATAATTTTAGAGAAGAAGAAAGAAACGATGAACATAGAACATTTAATATTAGAATGTTAGAATATTGGGATAAACATTTAGAAAATCATTTTCCAAAGAAAAGAGATATGCAAATTGCAGATTCGGTATTGGAATTATTTAGAAGAGCAAATTATATAGAAAATTTTAATAAAAAATCACTATATCTACTTATTAGAGAAATGACAGGCCATCCTACACATTATATAACTAAAGTTGTTAATAAAATGAAAGAAAAACAAATGGCGTTGTACAATGAATTTGATAGGGTGGGTGATATAAAAATTTAAATATGATACAATTAGGTCTATCAGCATTTTACCATGATTCTGCAGCAACATTGGTTATAGATGGTAAAGTTATATGTGCAATTGAAGAAGAGAAACTATCCGGCGAAAAGCATGATAGCTCTTTTCCGTTTAAAGCAATTCAATGGTGTTTAGAATACACAAAAATAACAATTGATAAAATTGATATGGTTTGTTGGTATGAAAACCCAGATTTAAAATTTGATAGAGTTAAAAAAACAATTGGTAAATGGTATGGTTTTAGATACCCCACAAAATGGAAAAAGTTTTTAAAAAGTTGGAAAGAAAATGAAGGGAATTTAAAACAAATATTAGAATCAATTGGATATAATGGTATTATTACATATACACCACATCATTGTTCACATTTAGCATTTTCATATTATACATCACCATTTGATAAAGCAATAGGTTTATCAATTGATGGAGTAGGTGAATTTAATACTGTATACTCTGCAATGTGTGATGAGACCGGCTTCCATACAATACAAACATTACAATTTCCGCACTCATTGGGTTTAGTTTATTCAGCATTTACTGCTTATTTAGGATTTAAACCAAACGAAGGTGAATACAAAGTGATGGGATTAGCACCTTATGGTGATAGACAAAAATATAATAATGTATTTGATAAAATATCCAATGTAGGTGATGATTTTGACATTGTAAAGATGGACATGTCTTACTTTACATGGGAAACATCAGACAATGATATGTTTAACCAACAACTTATTGATTTAATTGGATTTCCGCCAAGATTTAAAGATGAACCAATTGAACAACACCACAAAGATTTAGCTGCTTCATTACAAAGATGGTATGAGAGTGCATTATATTTTATTATCAATAGAATTACAAATATTTGGAATTGTGATAATTTAGTATTAGGTGGAGGTTGTGCATATAATGGTACTGCTAATGGTAAAATTAAAACATCCACATCAATTAAGAATGTTTGGATTCCATTTGCACCTTCAGATAGTGGTTCTGCAATTGGTGCATGTTTGTATCAATATCATATTGGTATGGGTAATCCAAAAGTAAAAGGTGGTGATAACCAATCTCCGTATTTAGGTGAGAAGTGGAGTAATCCTGAATTACTTAAAATTATATTACAAAACCATAGAAAACAAGTTGTACTATTTGATAACAATGAAATGTTATGCAAAAAAGTTGCAAAATTAATTGAAGAAGGTAATATTGTGGGTTGGTTTCAAGGTAGAACTGAATTTGGTGCAAGAGCGTTGGGCAATCGTTCTATATTAGCAAATCCTCATTTACTTGATGTTAGAGATAGAATTAATAAGGTTGTCAAAAAAAGAGAAATGTTTAGACCATTTGCTCCAACGGTTACAATTGAAGATTATAAAAAATATTTTATATCCGATGAAGATGTACCATATATGAATCAGGTTGTCAAAGTTAAAAGTGAAGTAAACATTCCATCAGTAACCCATGTTGACAATTCTGCAAGGATACAGACACTTAAAAGAGAAGATAACCCACTTTACTATGACTTATTAAAGGAGTTTGAAAAACTAACAGGAACCCCTATTCTATTGAATACCTCATTCAACTTAAAAGACCATACAATGACAAATGACCCAGAAAAAGCAATTTGGACATTTCATAATTGTGATATGGATTATTTAGTTTTGGGTAAGTTTTTAATAAGTAAATAATTATTAGTACATAAAGATACAAAATGGCAACAGAATTTCAATTATTTGATGGTAAAAATTTATCATCATTATTTAAAGACATATACGAAAATCAACAAAACAAAAAGAAAAACATTTCTGAGTTAATTGAATCGTTAAGAAAACTTATTCGTAATGTAGGTGAAGCAACTGTAATTGCTCCTATTATAAAAGATTTAATTGAGGTGTCGGTTAAAAATGATGACCATTTAATTAAACTTGCAAACATTGCACAAAGATTGGCATCTGCAGAAGCAAAGGGTATTGGAGAAGATGGGTGGTTAAGTGAAACCGAAAAAGCACAATTGATGCAAGATATGGAAGATACTATTTCCGCAGTAGAAGAAAAAGTAAAAGAAAAAATGACAGATATTCAAATTGAAATTGAAGAAATAAATACTAAATTATAATGGAATCATTTTTAGCAACAGTCAAAAAAGTTTATATTAAATACGATGACAAATGGCCTAAGTTTCCTATGTCTGGAAGTGTAATTGATGATTATACAAAATTCTATAATGATAATAAAAATTTTATAGAAAACGATACTAGATTTTTAGGCGCGATAGAATTTGCAAGAGATACTCCTATAAAATTAGAAAACTATGCATTTCCATTTGATAAAAATAATATAACATTTCCAATAGAAGGTGAAACTGTTTTAATTATTAAAAATGAAAACGAATGTTTTTGGTTACCATATACTGTTACACAATATCCAAATTATAGAGAAGATTATAAAACGTCAGAAAAAAGTAAAGATAGAAGTGTTGAAAGTTCAACCAATACTACAAAAAGTGAAAGTTATAAAGAAGTAAAAAATACAGGTACTCCAAATACAGAAAAAGCAAAACAAACTTCTGAAAAAACGGATTATAAAATAAATGAAAAAATTAAATTTTTAAATCCAAAAAAAGGAGATACTATATTAAGTGGTAGAGTTGGTAACACAATAAGATTTTCAGAATTCTTTTTAACAGAAGATGATAAAACATCATCTCCATCTATTTTTATTCGTAATAAACAAAATCCAGAATTGGATGCAAAAAAGATTGGTGAATTAGTAGATGAAGATATTAATAAAGATGGAACGTCTGTTTATTTAACATCAGGTAAAGTAAAAATACCATTTGTAGAAGTTATTAAAAAAGAAAAAATAGGTTTTAAAGATTATCCTAATTCAAAAGATTTAACAGGAGACCAATTATTTGTAAATTCAGATAGAGTTATTCTATCTGCAAAAGCTAGTGAGTTTATTATATTTGGTAAAGGTAATACAGGTGTAATTACTGATGGTAGATATTCAATAGATTCTGAAAAGGAAATTTATATTCATTCTAACAATAATATAACAATGCATTCTAAGGGTGCAAATCAAATATTTTTAAATTCAGAAAATGGAAACATTTATTTAGGTAAAAATACAGGTGCTGGTGAAGCGGGTGCTGATTTACAAAAATTAGTATTAGGTGGAGAATTGGTAAAAATATTAGGAGATTTAATTGACGAAATAACTCAGCAAATGTATGGAACTCCTTGCGGGCCTACACAATTAGGGCCAACCAACGCAGCTGCATTTAAAGCTATAAAAGGAAAATTAAATACTTTACTATCTTCTAAAAACTTTGTAAGTAAATAATGTCTTGGATTATATACGAAATAAATGTATTAACGGCTTTGTCTACATTTCAATATACAAATGACCCAGAAGGTATTGCATTTTTTATAGCAAAAGAATATGACTATTGTATAAAAAGAGGTGGAGATATGATTTATGGTGTACCTGTTTTAAATGGAAATGTAACAGGTATGGCAAAAGTTATAACTGATGCTTTTAAAAAAGGAAAAGAAAGTGGTGAAGAAAATTTTAATATATTAGATGAAATATATCCATCCGCATTTGATGTATATTGGTTAGGAGCAGAAATGGCACCATTACCGAATCCATTACTTAAACCAGGTGGATGGCAAAGTACACCACCTGCACCTGGAACAATTATGAATATCGGGCCGGAGCCGATGAAATTGATAGCTTCTGCTGCAATTAATAAAGCATTAAAAGAAGCAGCAAAACAATTAGTTGATGATTTAAAATCAGTAACAATATTAATTGAGGGTATAGGTGAGATAAATGTATATGAAACTGTATTAAAAATATTAAAAAAAGAAAAAGTAGATTCTAAAATCAAAAACCATCCAATAATAATTGCAGGTAAAAAAGTTGTACTTAATTATCAAGAAATAAAAAAGAAGTTACCATCAATAGGTTCTCAAATTAAAAAAGCTATTAAATTTCCATTTCCAGAATTACCAAAGAAAAAGAAAATTATAGAAGAAGCTAAAAAGAAATTAATTGAAGAGGCCATTAAACAACTAGAAGAAACAATTATTAAACCAATTGAAGATGTAATACTTACACCAATATACGCAGCTATACAAACAGCAGTAGATGCAGCAAACCATCTTCCTAAAAAACCAACTAAAGAAGAAATTAAAAAATTCGTAAAAGATACAATTGCAGGTTTGGTTCCGGACATTGCATTGCCTGGTATATCTATACCACACATTCCAACTAAAAAAGAATTGAAGGCAATGATAAAAGAAAAAACACCAACTAAAGAACAATTAGAAGCAATGGCATACGATATGATAAAGGGTTTAATACCAAAAATTCCAAACATATGGTTTATACCACCAACTTTATTATTTACTATACCAACCAATATATTTTTAAATCCATTCGTCAATCTAGCTAAATTTCATTTAATGGGAGTTAGTGGTACAATGATGGTGTTGGCACAATATCCACCACCAGCACCACCTGCACCTGCATTAATAAATTGGACTGGATATAATGTTATTGGATAAATTATTAAATCAAATATTTATTACTAAAACATACAGAGAATTATTATGAAATCAGACATTTTACTAACTTTAATTAAAGAAGTTGTTAAAAACGAAGTAAAACAACAAGTTAAGGAAGAAATCGCTAAGATGATTAAATCTGGTGCAGTTACATTAAACTCACAAAAGAAAAAAACACCATCATTAGCAGAATTGACAGAGGTGTCACAAAATGTGGTACCAGTTAAAAAATCAAATGTGTTTGCAAAACATGCACCACAACAACAAAAAGAATATTCAAAAGACCCAATGATAAATGAAATTTTGAATATGACTCAACCATTTACTGCAAAGGAAAGAGCAGAGGGTTCTATGGGAGATATAGGTGGTGGTGGAAGTATTTTAGATGCAATACAACCACAAAGAACTATGGAAGAAGATTGGGAAACACTTGATTATGCAAATGTAAATGTTCCTCAACAGGCATTACCAACTACCGATAACGCTGGGGCAGATGCTGTAATTAAAGCATTATCAAGAGATTATACTGAATTAGTAAAAAGATTTAAATAATGGCAATAGAGTTAGGTAAAATTAATGTAACTGATTTAAAAGAAAATGATTACAAAGTATTAGGAATTGGTATAAACAAATCTTCTAATCAAGGTGGTATTTTTGCAGTTAATTATACAACACTAACTCAAGCAAAAGATAATATTATAAATTTATTAATGACAAGAAAAGGTGAAAGAGTTTCTCAACCTGAATTTGGATGTGATATATGGAAAGTATTATTTGAACCGATTGTAGATGGTGACATTGATAATAAAGTTGAAACAAGTATAGTATCAGCCGTTTCTAATTGGTTACCATATTTAACAGTTAATGAAATAATTATTGACTATAATGACCAAAATAAAGATAATAATAGAATTGGTATAGAAATTTCGTTTGCATTAACATCAAACCCAAATTTAAAAGAATCGGTAAAAGTAAATATAAATAATTAATAAAGTAAATGGCAATTAATAGTAATAAAAAAACATTTGGAAATGCTAAGAATATAAATTATGTTGGTAAAGATTTTGATACTTTAAGACAAAACTTAATTGACTATTCTAAAACATATTTTCCAAATACATACGCAGACTTCAATGAATCATCTCCTGGTATGGTTTTCATTGAAATGGCATCTTATATAGGTGATGTACTTTCTTTTTATCAAGATAGTCAATTAAAAGAATCTTTATTAGCATACGCTAGTGAAAGAAAGAATGTAGTTGCGTTGGCACAGGCTATGGGATATAAACCAAAAGTAACAACGCCGGCAGTAACAACGTTAACTGTTTATCAGTTAGTACCTAATATTGGAAATCAACCCGATTATTCTTATTGTTTAAGAATAAAAGAAGGAATGGAAGTTAATTCAAATTCAAATTCAAATATTATATTTAGAACTACTGATGTGGTAGATTTTTCCTTATCAGGAAGCAGAGAAGTTGATGTATATAGTAGAGATAATCAAGGTTTACCAAATCAATATTTAATTACAAAAAAAGTACAAGCAATATCTGCACAGCAGTTAGAAACTAATATAAACGTATCTTCAACCGATTATCCATCTGTAACATTATCCGATACAAATATTATACAAATAGTTTCAATAACCGATGGTCAACAAAACAAATATTATGAGGTTCCATATTTAGCACAAGAAAGTATTTTTGTAGAACAACCAAATACACAAGCAAATGGTGATACGGCAACATCTGTCGGTGACGTACCTTATATTTTAGAAGTACAAAAAGTACCACATAGATTTTCAGTAAAAACAAATACAGATAATACAATAGATATTCAATTCGGTAGTGGTAATAGTTCAATGCCCGATGAAACGATACTACCTAATACAAAAAATGTTGGTTTGGGATTAGCAAATTCAATTCAAAGATTAAATCAAAGCATTGACCCGTCTAATTTTTTACAAACAAATACATTTGGAGTTGCACCTAATGGACAAATAACAATTAAATATTTAGTTGGTGGTGGAGTCGAATCAAATATAAATACAGGTGATTTAACAAGTATACGAAGAATAGAATATGATGAAGATTTATTAGCAATACAAAATCTTGCAACATACCAAACATACAAAACATCAGTTGCGGTTGAAAATTTAGAACCAGCATCAGGTGGTAGAGGTAGTGAATCAATTGAAGAAATTAGACAAAATGCATTAGCAACATTTGGTTCTCAAAATAGAGCAGTGACTAGACAAGATTATATTGTAAGAGCTTTATCAATGCCAGAAAGATATGGTAGTGTTGCAAAAGTATATGTTAGTCCTGATGGGGAAATAGATAATAATTCACCTTCATCAATATTAGCAAATCCACAAAACATTGCAGAATTTACAAATTTAGTAGATAGTTTAAAGGGTAGTACAAAACAAAACATTCAAAAAGAATTAGTTAAATATTTGACTCAAAAGAAAACTGCAACAAATGAAATAAACAATCCATTTGCAATTAATATGTATGTTTTAGGATTTGATTCAAATAAAAATTTGACTAACTTAAATAGTGCAATAAAAGAAAATCTTAAAACTTATTTAGGTGAATATAGAATGATGACAGACGCAGTAAATATTATGAATGGGTTTGTTGTAAATATTGGAGTTGATTTTGAAATAATATGTTATTCAAATTATAACAAAAGAGAAATTGTTACAAATTGTCTTACTGAATTACAAAACTATTTTAATATAGATAATTGGACATTTAATAAGCCAATCAATATTTCTGAAATAGAATTAATTTTAGCAAATGTAGAGGGTGTGATGAGTGTACCATCGGTTAAAATTTCAAATCTATGTGGTGGTGATGGCAATTATTCTAAAAATAGATACAATATAGAACAAGCAACAAAAGGAAAGATTGTCTACCCTTCCTTAGACCCTTGTATCTTTGAAATTAAATATCCAAACAAAGACATTAAAGGGAGGGCATTATAATGCATATATTTTATACATCATCATATGACGCAAGTGTATATCTACAACAACCTGAACAAAATACAGGATTAGATGAGATATTAGAAATAGGTAAACTTTATTATGGTTCTAGCAAAGATATAGCAAGAACTTTTATTAAATTTGAAACAGGTTCTATATCAACATTTGTGGCACAAATAACAGGAAGTTGGTACGCACATTTAAATTTAAAATCAGCAAACTCTTCAGAAATACCTTTACAATACACTATTCAAGCAAATCCTGCATATGGTAGTTGGTCTATGGGTACTGGTACTAAATTTGATAATATAACATCTAATGGTATTAGTTGGTATTATAAAGATGGAATTAATAAATGGACTAATATTCCAGGAGTATTACAATATTCGGATTATCCAAACCAAACACAGGGTTCATTATTAAACCAAACGGGTTCAATATCTAATGGTGGTGGTGGATTTTGGTATACGGGTTCTACTGCATCACAATCATTTAATTATGAGCCTGATGATGTAAGAATAGATGTTACTAGTATTGTAAAAATGTGGTTAAGTGGTTCAATTCCAAATAATGGATTTGTATTACATCATACATTGGATGCAGAAAATGACGGATTAGACTATGGTATTCTTAAATTTTTTTCAAAAGAAACATCAACAATATACGAACCTAAATTAGAATTATCATATAGTGATAGTATAATTAATACTGGTAGTTTAACACCTGTAACTGGTTCTGCAGAAGATGGATATAAAGTTGTTTTAACTAATCTTAAAACGGAGTATCCACAAAATGGAATAGTTACAATCAGAATTAAAGGTAGAGATACTTTTCCAATAAAATCATTTGGAACAACGTTTGCATACGACCAAAATAAATATTTACCAACAACATCATATTATCAATTAGAAGATTATGTTACCGGAGAAATTATATTTCCATTTGGAAACTATACTAAAATAAGTTGTGATTCAACATCAAATTATTTTAAATTAAATTTAAATACATTACCATTTGGTAGAGAGTATAAATTAAAATTAAAAATTGTAGATGCGGATGGGTCAGTAACCATAATAGATAATAAATCAATATTTGAAATAGTTTAAAATGCCATTAACATCGTTAGAAACAATAAGTCAAAAATTAGCTGATGTGAAATCACAAAGACTTGATGATATTTTAAAAATCTCAGGTTCCGCTGCTATTGCTAAAAATGAATATGGAGTTACAATTGTTGATGATACAGATGTTGCTTCTACTTTATTATTTAAAGGTTTAACAAAACCAAAATATGATAACGAAGAATTAGTAAAAGCAATTGATATAAATGTAAAAGAATTAAAACCAAATATAACAACTCAAAATTTAAATTTAGTACCAAAACCATTATATGAAGAACAAGTTGGTATAGTTGCGGATTTAACAAACCAAATAAAAAAACTATCTGCAACGGTTTCGGATTTAAATTCACAAATAACAACTTTACAATCACAAGTTCAAACGGAAACTAATAATAGATTAAGTATTGAACAAACAAATGATGCTTTAGTAAATCAAATAAATACATTAACAAATACAATTAGTGATTTTACTGGACAAATATCAACATCATTACAAAAGTCAGTTGATGAAAGTATTTTAAGAGCATCTTTACAATCACAAAATACAGGTTTTCAAGCACAAATTAAAGCATTAATAAAACAAATTGATTCTTTAAATTCAATAATAGAGGGTTTACAATCTCAATTAGGTGCCGTTCAACAACAACAAGCAATTCAACAAGGTACACAAGCACAAGCAATGGCAGCGGGTGCAGATGTGATTAATGAAGTTTGTATTGTAAAAATAAAAGAAAAAGTAGAAGCTGCTAAGCCTCCAGTTTGGGCCAAAATAAGAGCATCCGGAGGTCAAAAATTTGTTAATGGTGATTATATTGATTTTACAAATAATGATAAAAATCCACTTACAATTAATATCACATTTACACCAATACAAAATATGGCAATTTTAGGTGCAGAACAAACTACATTTACGTTGGCAGCTTCGGAACAAAAACAAATTAAACTTACTATAAATGAAGGGCCAGCAGGTGGTAGAGGTGGTGTAAGTAGTCATAAAAATTGGATTGGTTGGTCAGGTACGGCCGATTATAAAGGTGGAACTATGAAAATAGAAGTTAAAAAATCAGATGGAACTTCTAAAGATAAAACATATGAAACAGGATTTACTAAAACACATCCTGATTCATTCTAATATTTTAATTTATGTCTATTAAAAAATATACAAATATTGATGGTATAAATAATAAAACCGAAAATGAAGGACAATATCTTCAAGCGGATGATTTATTTATTGTTTCAAAATCCGAAATAGATACTACTGATTTTGGTGATTGTAAATATGATGTTATGGAAGTATCGGTATATGATATTAATAACAATTTACTTCCACAACAATCAGGAAATAATGTCGCATATATAAAAACGGATGACATTAAAAATTATATGAATCAAGTTACGAATAAAGTGGGTCAAAAAGAATTAGTAATTGATATTGAAAAATTATTAAAAGATTTAGGATTTACAAATGGTATTCTTAAAGTTAATATAAATTTTGTAAGATACAAAGTCGGTTCAGAAAATGAATTGGAGAGAGTTTGGATTGAAGAAATTTCACCATCAAGACAAGAAATTAGAATTCTTCCTTTAAAAACAAAATTTGAAGATATAAATAAAAAAACAAAAAATCAACTTACAAATTTAAAAGGATTACATAAAGATTTTAAATATTATAGAGATAGTATATTAAATTCATTAAATTCGTTTGATAATTCATTTTTAGATAAAATCAATTCAAATTTAGAAACAAAATATGGTAAAGATTTTTTTAGTATTGCTAAAAAAGATTTTGGATTAAGTAATTTTAATATTGTAAGAGATAAAATAGCAAGTGATTTTAAGCTTTCTGTTGATTATTATTTAAACAACAAATATTATGATATATCAAATTCTTTGTTTGGAAAAAAATCCGAAGAAAGATTTGATGATTGTGAAGTTTATGATTTTAATTTATTATTATCTGAAATACAAAATATTTTAAATGGATGTGTTGATTATAATTTACAATCTTTAAAAAGAAGAGAATTAAATTTAAAAGTTTTACCTAAAGAATTTTCAATTACTGAATTGCAAAAACAAATTCAAAATAATTTAGATTCATTTAATACATTTACTCAAACAAAAAGAAATGTGTATTCTCCAGATGGTACTACAAATATATTTAATGATGTTGTAATTCCCAATCCAATTGACCCTATACCGGCACCATCTTATACAAAAAAAGGTACATTAATTGAAACATATTGTAGTGGATATGACCAATATGGTAAATATGCAGATGGTAATGGTGGTACATATGACGAATTAATTGAAACAAATTCTTTAACTTGTGGATATATTCCTCCAAGTCCTCCAAACAATGATGGCGGTGGTGGATATACCGGAGGTGGTGGAGGAGGTATGATGAATGGTGGTGGTAGAGAAATGGGAGGATTATTTGATACACAATCATTACAAGAATATCAGAAATAAAATATTTATAAAAAAGAATAGATGTCAATAAAATATAATAGACAATATAAAGTACCCGCAGCATCTGATATTGACGGGCCAATAGGGCCACAAACAAATGAACAACAAAATGATTTTGGCTGGTATAATGACAATAGTGCTTATTTAGGTGGTGGCGGTGGTGCAGCCTCTGGTGGCGGTGGTGGAACATATTATAGTGCACCAATTAATCCACCAATCAATGATGTCATTTATACACCTGGATTAGAAGCACCTGTGGTAGATGTAATAAAACCAACTCCTGAAAATCCTACTCCAAATATTGATGTTATACCAGACCCGATTATTAATTATGAATTATCAATTAGTTCAAATTTACAAAATGAAATAAGTGATTTTGTAAATATTGATTATGAATTAATTTCAAATGGACTAATTACATCGGGTAATTTAAAATTATCTTCAGAAAATACGGATGGTTTAAAATCAAATAAATCAGCATTAGTAAATGGAATTTTAAACATTTATTTAAAAAATACATTACCATCAAATTATAATATAACAAAAATATATTATACTAATAAATTAAATGCAGAAAAAAGTCAAACAGATTATAGTAAATGGAGTGTAGGTGATAATTTTATTGGAATCCCTGCAAAAGAATTATTAACAGGTGGAATTGCGGTTGCAGTAATTGTTGAAAAAATAATTAGTTCACCAAAACCAACTATAACTTTAAATACAACAAATTATAGTAAACAAATTAAAGATTCAGATAAAGATACTATCATCAATGTTAGTTTTATACAGCAAGATTGTGATTATATTGATTTCTATTTATCCGAATCAAAATTTATTAGAGTAGATGCTACTAAAAATAATTGTACATTATCTTTTTTAAATAATTTTAACGGAATATATGGTAATAAAAAAATTATAATAGTACCATATAGTAATTTATACGGAACGGGTGATAAAACAGAAATTACTATAAATTTCATAGCAGTAAACGATTTTCCATCCGTTACAGAAATTGATTATACCGATACAATAGACATTCCAGCTTATTCTGATTTAAATGTAGATTATACTATAAAATATTCAACATTTGCAGCAACTTCGGTAGATGTTTATTTACAATTAAAAGATAAAAGTAAAGTTGGACTTTTTCAATCACAGCCACCAAATGGTAGTATAACAATTAATCTTAAAACATTAAGAGATACATATCCAAATTGGGCGGGTAGTACAAATATTACATTATCATTTAGGCCTATTAATAATGGTGGTGAAACCAGTTTAACAGGAAATGATTATGATGTAACAACTTCAATAACTTATCCCGCTTTTCAAATTGATGAAAGTATTATTAAAAAATCTATATTTGATGCATTTGTTTCTAATATGGGATTTTCTGAACCGGAAAAAGAAAGTAAACATTTAACACATCTTATAAATTTTGGTAATGATGAGCAAATAATAGTTTCATCATGGGAAGAAGATAATTGGACTTTATCTAAAAAATCTATTGATACATTAGGTAATGAATATGTTAAACCTGAAGATGAAGTTGGTTCTTTAATATTAAAATTATATACACCTTTACAGGCAAATATACAAAAAAATTCAACTTTCTGGATTACAAAATTAATGAGTAATCCATTAATAGAAACTGTTATATTAAATGAAACGGGTGTATTAGAATGTCCTCCAATAAAAGGGCCCAATTTTAATATTGATGTTGATTATGTTACGGGGCAATCTACAAATTATGAATCATTAGATAATTTAATATTAAATAGTTCTATATCAAGTTCTTCAAATTTGGTTAGTACATATTTAAGTTCTTCTTTATTTAGTACAAGTGAATTAAATATAGATTATGTTAGTGGTTCAACTTATTTATGGGATAATTTTGTACACTTTAGTTCAGCAACTGAAAGGGTTTTGAATTTTCAATATAAAGTAAAATTAATAGAAGCATACGAATCAGCAATATCTACATCACAAGCAACTACTTATAATTCATTTTCAACTTCGCCTGAGTCTTTAAAACAAATTGAAAGAAATAATATAAAGAAGAGTCAAATTATACAATCTTTTGATGGATTTGAAAATTTTTTATATGCAACTTCTTCATATACTACAAATACTGCAGCTTCTTTGACATGGCCGTATACGGGTAGTGTTAGAATGCAATCAAATAGTGCAATTGTAAATAATTGGTCTAAAAATATAATAACATTAGCAGAAGAATTTGATTCGGAAAATACAAATAATATTCAAAACAACATTCCACAATATATTTTAAATAATACTGAGAATGATAGTTATTTGTTATTTTTTGCAATGATAGGTCAACATTTTGATAACATTTATTATCATACTAAAGCTATTGAAAAAAGTAGAGGTTTAGGATATAAAGCAAAAGATGGAATATCTGATAAATTATTATTTGATGTTTTAAAATCTTTTAATTGGGATGCAAAGAATCTTGCAGCTGACGAACATTTATGGAATTATGTATTCGGTGAGGATGTCAATGGAAATGTAAAAGAATCAAATCCCGCAAAACAAAGAACATACGAAGTTTGGAGAAGAATTGTAAATAACTTACCATATTTGCTAAAACACAAAGGTAGTAGACGTGGTGTATATGCATTATTAAGTTGTTATGGTATACCATCATCTAACCTTTCTATTTTTGAATTTGGGGGCCCGGAGGTATCGGATACATCTAAAAGTAAATTGGTTTATGATAATGTAACTACTGCGTTAAAAATGGTAAGTGATTCTAAGATTGAAATGGAATGGAGAAATACTAATAAAAGTAGAAAACCAAATACCATTGAATTATTTTTAAAACCATCAACTCAATCAAATTTTAGAATATTATCAGGTAGTAATTGGAATGTAGAAATAACCGCATCTGCTACATCATCTTCATATGGAAATATAGTATTTAATTATGCGGGTTCAAATTGTATATCCTCATCATTATTACCAATATTCAATAATAGATTTTTTGGTTTATCGGTAAGTAGTGGTTCAACTGGATTAAAATTAGATGTAAGACAATCAAATAAAGAAAAAACAATATTTGAACAATCAATAACATCATCTGCTTCAAGTAGTTGGAACAATGGTTCTACTTTATATTTAGGTGGAAATTATAATGGTAGTGTAGATGAGTTTCGTTTATGGTCGGAAGTATTAGATACGGATAGATTTTACGAACACGTTTCTTTTCCCGAAATGATTAATGGTAATAGTATTTATTCATCTACTTCCGATTTATATTTTAGATTAGATTTTGAATATCCAAAAGATGTATCAACATATGATAAATTATTAAATGTAGATACTAATGTTTATTTTAGTGGTAGTTTAACAAGAACTCATTATGAAAGTGGTACTACATCACCTTTATATTCTGAAAACCCTTACGCATTATTATTTGCAACTGCAAGTGGATTTACATCTGCACCATCTTATCCATATCAATTTGAAGCAGTGGATAGAAGCGTTGTATTAGAAATTCCTGATATGGGTTCTACAAGATATTCAACAAATAAAGTTAGATTTGAATCACAAACAGATTTTAATGGTAACGATGTAAGTGGTGGTATTGATTTATCTATAAAAAGTAGAGTAACTAAAAAATCATTTGACCAATCACCAACTGATTCAAATAGAGTTGGATTATTCTTTTCTCCTACAAAAGAATTGAATATTGATATTGCAAAATCATTTGGTGGAATTAATTTAGATAATTACATAGGTGACCCATCCGATGATTACAAACCAACTTATTCAACATTGGATTCTTTAAGAAATTATTATTTTAAACGATTTGATAATAGAAATATTTACGAATACATTAATTTAATCAAACTATATGAGAAATCTATGTTTGAAGATATTAAGAAAATGTTACCGGCTAGAGTTAAAGCAACTACTGGTTTATTAATTGAACCACATATTTTAGAAAGAAGTAAAGTTGCACAAAAGAAACCAACCGGAGATGAATATCAAAAAGAAACAGAAATTCATTATGGAGATACTACAATTTTATCAGGAAATAATGAACAATATGAAAGTATTGTAAATGCAAATTTATCAGAAAATGTTTTTGGTGAAAATGAACAATATTATGGTGAAATATTTACTGCATCGGTTAATAATATAGTTGCAACAAACTATCAATATCTTGCAGAAATATTTACAGCTTCGGTTCAAAATACTACTGCTGAAAATTATCAATATGAAGTTGATACAAATGCTGGTGTAGGTAATCCAACAATACAATCTGAATTAGAAATAAATAATGGTACTCAAACAGTTGGTCAAACTACATATGAAGATATAGGATATAGTATATATGCAACAAGTGGTTCCGCAATTAGAACTTATTTTAATACGGATAATAAGGTAGTTAAAGAAAGAATTAGAGTTAATTTGGTAACTGAAAAGAAAAAAAGAGATGTAGTAGCACCATTAATTGTAACAAATGGACAAGGTGACCCTAGAGGTGGTTATTATGTAACATCTTCAACTTATACCGAAACTACATTAAATATACAACCATTTAGTGGTTCAACAATACCTACAGTTGGTGGTAATATTATTTCAGTACAAGCGGTTGATGGTTATTTACCAACGCATTATAGAAATGTGTCGGATTTAACAACTGGTTTAATAAATTCATATTACAAGGGTTCAAAAAATACTGCAGCAACTACATTAGATGGAGCTTCACCAATTGAAACGTTTGTATCTAATCCAAACACATTAGTTGTAAACAAAACAGGTAGAAGTACATCTGAACCAATTTTGCAAGTAGAATAAACGGAATTTTAAAATTATAATATTTATATCAAAAGATTAATACAATACTATGGGATATTTAAGTAACGCAGAATTAACAGTAGATGCTATTCTTACCAAAAAAGGTAGAGAAAAATTAGCAGCTGGTCAGGGATTAAACATTACTCAATTTGCATTAGCAGATGATGAGATTGATTACAATTTATATGAACCCGCACATCCATTGGGTTCAGCTTATTACGATGCAGCAATTAAAAGCATGCCAGTTTTAGAAGCTAATCCTGATGAGACTCAAGTAATGAAATATAAGTTAGTAACTTTGCCAAAAAATACAACTAGAATTCCTGTTGTTGAATTTGGTGTTCCTAATATTTCGGTTAATCAAAAAAGTGGTGAGGTTGCGTTGTCTCCAACTACATCTCCAGCAGGAAATAGAAGTATGGGATATACGATTGTATTATCTAACAAATCTGCAGGTGACATCATTGGTGAAGGAGTAACATCTGATGTAGGTTCAGTACCTATGTTTATAGGGGCCGATGTTTCTGCAACTGCAGCAATTGCTAAAGGTTTGACATTTAAATTTATTCCAAACCCATCATTAACTTCAACTATCAAAACAACAATAACTGTTTATGGTAATGAAACCGGTGGTTCACAAACAATTCCAGTAACCGTAACTTACGTTCAATAATAAAATATTATGGCATTAATTAAAGATAACAGAGGAACCCTTTTAGCAAGTAATTTATCACAATACTTAGCAGGTGCAGCAAACACCGCAGGAACTCCCGTAGATACTAACGAATTAGTTAGAATTGTTAACCAATTTTTAGGAACTGGAGAACAAATCAGTTCCGATATGACTACCGTTTCAAATGGTATTTATAAAAAATTTGGAACAATTGATAAAGTAACTAACAGAACACAAATTGTAACTTCTGGAATATGGAGTGGAGATACAGGTTCTTTATATTCATTTTATACAGCATCTGCACAATTAGCAGATACAACTGGAAAATATTATTTAAATGTTTATAATGCACCAACAACATCTACATCAGCAGAGGTTCAATTTTCAATTGCATATGGTGATTACAATGGATATGGTTCTCCAACATTAGGACAAGACCAAAGTTCATTACTTTCATCTACTGCTATTTACTATCAAATGGCTAATGTATTATTAGACCCAGGAGTAAATGTATTCCAAGATTATTTAGGTAATAATTTAAATAATTTTTACGCAATTAATATTAATAGAGCTAGATACAAAGAAAGATTAGACCCAGGAAATATTTCATTAACATTGTCTGGTTCAAATGGTGGTGGTACAAAAATTGTAACATTAATAGATGATAGTGGTGGAACAGGAGAAACAGTAACAACTGCAGGTAGAGTTTACAACTTAGTTAGTGGTTCATTGAATATTGGAACATCTTTAAGTGCATCAATCAATTCAGCTACTGCATCAAACGGACAAGGTTGGGGATTATTTTATCCAGATATGGGAATTATTCTTTTAAATCCAAATGCATTATCTGCATCACTTGGAGTAGAATTGGCACCCGCATCATCTTCACAATCGGGAGTTTATCATAACCTAACTGGTTCTGTTAAATTATTAAATGCATTAAACAAAGGTGGTAATACACCGAATAGTGATGATGGATTTACTGCAAGAAGAACTGAAAACGTTTCTACATCTCATTACTTTGTAAGAGCAAACAATAGAGAATTTAACTTTTCAAACAACCCATCATTTGTAACAGGTTCAGTAGGTAAATTTACTCAAACATTATTTGAAAAAGACCCACATGTTTACATTACAAGTGTTGGATTATACAATGACGCAAATGAATTATTAGCAGTTGCAAAAACTTCTAAACCAATTGAAAAATCATTTGATAAGGAGATTGCAATTAAAGTAAAATTAGACTTCTAATCGGAGAATAAAATAAAAACTATAACCCACCTTAATTTGGTGGGTTTTTAGTTTTAAGATATTTATATACGATATGTTAAAAAGAATACCAAAGTCAGATATTAGTATTAGGCCGTTTAAGGCATATAAAGAGTGGAATTTTAATCAAAATTCTAATGAAATTACTTTATTAGATGCCGATGAAACTTCAACTACGTTATCTGGCCAATATCCAAAAAATTCTATATACGGACAACTAAAAGCTCAGTTTTATAATGGACAAGAGGATAATCCATTTACAAGAACAGGTAATAAAACAAATGTATATAATACGGATGTTAATTCAAAAGAAAGATATTTAAATGGTGCGGCAAAGGTAATGTCAATCCCACAAATATATGTAGGAGAAGGTATTAAAAAAGGTTCAGTTTATTTATTAGATTCCACCGGCCCATATATTGATGATAATAATGGTAATGTAATTAGTCAAACGGGATTAAGTGAAATTAATTTTACAGCACTGGATTTATCAACTGGTTTGTTTTATTTTACGGCTGCGGGGAAATCTTTTACTGCAGCAATTGATATTTCGGATGAACCCTGGTTTGTAGATGTTGAAAATAGTTTAATTGAAATGAAAATTAACGGAGTATTACAAACTGCAAATATTGTTTCTATTGATATACAATCTGGTAAAATTTATGTAAATGGTTCTTCATTTTTACCAAGTTTATCATTGGGTAATGTATTTTATAATCAAGGTTTAATAGTGTTTACAAGAAATTTAGATTTAATATTAAAATCAAATTGGAATTTATCATACAAATCTACAAAAACAATTTATGAAAACGAATACTTGTTAATTGTAAATCAAGATGAATTTAATGTTTCAACAAACCCAACTGCAGTTGTAAACGTAGGTAGAACAACTGAAACTCATATTGATTCAAATAATAGAACATCAAAAATTGTTACAAATCCTGGTGTAAATTATATTCGCCAAAAAACAGAACTTTCAAATGGTAGTACATTAGATTATAGATATTCAGGTTCTTATGGTAATCAAAAAGGTGGATTTGAGCATGGATATGCAAGTGGTTCAGTAGATACCACAGGTTCATTCTTAACTCCTATGATTACAACGATTGGATTATATGATGATGATTGTCAATTGGTAGCAGTAGCAAAACTTCCACAACCAATTAAATCAGAGCATGATATTCCTGTAAACTTTATTGTACGATTTGATACATAATCTTATATTTATATACAAAAACAAATAACAATGGCAACAATCGAAGAATTATACAAAGCAAACCAATCAGCATTAGGTGTAGATAAAATTAGTTTTACTGCAGGTCAAGCCGCAATAACTCCATTCAGTATTGATGATAAAAAAGATGCAGATGAAAAAGTTTTAACTGCAGAAAAATTAAAAGTTGGAAGAACTGGTGCATTAAATAGTGCAAAATATTCTGATATGATGTTGAAAAAATAAAACAATTAATGACTAAAAAAGTTACAAAAAAGAACAACCCCAAATGGGTTGCTAAAAAATATGGATTTAAATCTGGTTTAGAAGAAACCATTTCTCAACAAATAGAATCACAAGGAATTAAAGTAGAGTATGAAACTGAAAAAGTTCCATACATAATTCCTGCATCAAATCACAATTATAGTCCTGACTTTAAATTACCAAATGGTATAAGAGTAGAGACAAAGGGTAGATTTGTAGCAGCCGATAGAAAAAAACATCTATTGGTTAAAGAACATAATCCACATATGGACATTAGGTTCGTATTCTCCAATTCAAAGAACAAAATTAGCAAAAATTCTAAAACAACTTATGGTGATTGGTGTGAAAAGAATGGATATAAATATGCAGACAAACTCATCCCAAATGAGTGGTTTTTAGAGGAAAATATACCTTAAAATATTTGGAAATATCAAATATTTGTCGTATATTTAAGTCGTGTTGAAGCAAAATGATAAGAATATAGTCGTATCTACCCTTACTGGTATTTTAGGTAGTTATCTCAATCTGAAAGGAAATGAGTTAGCATTTTACTGTCCTTTCTGTAATCATCACAAACAAAAACTCCAAGTTAATACGGAAACCCAAAAATGGCATTGTTGGACTTGCAATAGTGGTGGTAAGAAATTGACTTCATTATTAAAAAAGTTAGATGTTGATAGAAAGACTATTTCTATTATTAGAGAGATATACGGAGATAGCAATTATAACCCACTTTTAGAGGATGCCGATACAAAGGTGTTCATTTCCCTACCAAAAGAATTTATCAGTCTTAGTGAGGTTCCTAAAGGGTTTAATCCAGAATATAAACACGCAATACATTACCTAACTCAAAGAGGAATAGGTATTAAAGATATAATCAAATATAACATAGGATATTGTAAAGAAGGATTGTATGGACAAAGAGTAATTATACCATCATACAATTCCGATGGCACATTAAATTACTTTGTTTCTCGTTCATATTATCCAGAGAACAAAATGAAATACAAAAATCCTCCAATCAGTAAAAATGTAATATGTTTTGACTCTCAAGTAAATTGGAATGAACCGATTATACTTTGTGAGGGTGTATTTGATGCAATCACAATTAAAAGAAATGCAATTCCATTATTAGG